GGCTTGTGAACGGTAATAGGCTCGCCGTCACCGTGTTCATAATGACGACAGGAAAAGCAATGCCCATGCCCATCGGTATAACGAGCAAGGGCATCACTACTGCCACACTTAGGACACGGCTCATGACGGACAAATTCTGATTCGTCTGTCAGTCGAACCATGTGAGTGGAATGTCGTTGTAAATGGCCCAGAGGAATCCGTTCTTTTCTGCCCACATAGCATACGTTGTCTTAGATTTCTTAGACAGCGTATTGTATGGAGCTTGAAAGACAAGACGAATGTCCAGCTCAGGATGTTGCTTTTTAACGGCAAGCATCTTGCGACGGTCCTCTGGTTTGAAGTACCCCTTGGCCTCAAGGATGACGCCATTGGGTAGGATGAAATCTGGACTGTAAACGGCCTTGATGGTGTAGTCGAGCTTTAAGGTCTCGTATGCAAATGGAAGTTCATTGACCTCCATCCACCGGGCCAGCCGTTCTTCCAGGCGGGACCGGTACGCTGGCATCAGAACGGAATGTCTTCGTCATCATAGCCAGGGCCATCCTCTACCTCTTGATCAGGCTTAAACGATGGAGCACCTGTCTTGAAGCCGTCAACAACACCAAACAATCCAGCCACGTCCTCAGTACTAAGGTCACCAGAATCAGACCCGCCAGCGCCGACAAGTTTGAGAACTTGAGCACCTTTGACTTTGAAACTGCAGCCGACCTTGGTTCCAAACACATAGGGCTTCAGGTCGATGATAAGACGGACAACGGTGCCTTTCCAGACAGGAGTGTCGATGTCAACAGGAACCCCATCGGTATCGACCCAGGGGAACATAGGAGCCCCCTCCTCGCCGCCGTAGGACACCTTGACGAATCCATCTTCCTGCCACTTGGGCAGTTCTTCGGTGCAACGCTTGCCTTGCATCTTGTTCTTGCCCCAGGCAATACACTGCTCGTAGCAGGCATCAAACTTGGGCAGCTCTTCAGCAGGGATGCGGAAACCGATGGTGCAGTTATTGAATTTACCGGAGGGCTTCAACGCATTGATGTAGCCTTCCAGCGAGGTGGTGATGATAAAGCGGTTTTCAGACATTGAGGAGTTCGTCGATGGCGGCAATGGTGGCGATTTCTTCGTGCTCTTTGATCAACTCAATAACATCTTCAATGCTGTCATCAAGGGTATCATCAAAGATACGATAAGCTTCAATAATATCTGCCGGATCTACATCGTAGTATTCGGCAAAGTAAGCAAGAGAATCAACCGTCATTAGACTCCTCAGTCAGGGCATCATAAACGTTGTCGTAGGCCTCAAGACAATCCACCGCATCACCACCTTGAAGGGCAGCGTTGAGGTAGGCGTATTGAGCACACTCTTCGACCAGGTAGTCAAAGAACTCAATGTCCAGATCAAAGGCCTCGACTTCGAGCAGATACTCGTCGTAAAGGTTTTCAAGAACAGACTCTCGGAAACCAAAATGCTCAGAGAGTGCGGCGTAGTCCGGTGCAGACATCAGCAGAAAAAGTAAGAGGATTCCTGAACATCATTAATGTCCAGGGTGTTGATCATGACAGACTCATCAAACTCTATACCCAGTTGCTCTGACCAGTTACGGAGAACAGGCTGTGAATAGATCTCGACAAACTTGTCACGGATAGCTGCGGCCAATTCATCCATGTCAGATGATCGACCCAGCACGCAGTCGTGGATAACGGTAAATGGTTTCTGCCATTCAGCAAAGACCAGGTGTAACAATGCGGCATCAAGGCTGTGGACAAAGTTAGGACTAGCAGCAGTCTTAGCTTTGTTTAGATCAATCGCTCGATCTTCCCAAGGCTTCAACATCTGGGTGTCGATTCTTTGTCCCAGTAGCTTGGTCCTGATCCTTTCGACCTCTGTCCTGCGGTATTCCTGGTAGACAATGAAACCAGACGGGGTGACCCACCGAAGGTAGGGCTGACCACGTTTGACACATTCTCCAGCAACACTTTGGATGAAGGCCATAGAGGCACAGGGACCAGCAAAGACCTTCCTTACCGCATAGCGATAGACAGCTTTGACGATTGCTTGGAGTTCGCCTCTCTCCAGCTCGACACCTTTGAGTTCCTGACGGATGTAATCACGAGCACTGTTTTCGGTGACCCCATACGGTGTGGTCATCACAGTCCTCTTGGTTAGCTTCCGTGTAATCAGGTGATGGAGGTGTTCGGGTAACTGTTCTTTGGCGACCTCTGCCACAATCGCATAGCCATCAGAAGGCTTCGGAGTCGGTACCACATTGACCATCTCAGCCGCTGTCCTGTCCAAAGCCATAGCAGAGAGATGCTGTAGGCCAGAGCAGGTGGCATCGACCGATACCGGTAGACCACTGGTTTGTTTTTCACCAGTAATCACACAGAGATAGTACTCAATCGCTGCTGCTATGAAACACCAAGGTTCCTCAGCAGATGACCACTCAGAGATAGTTCCCTCAGGATCAGTAGCGACACGAGTTATGAATTCATGGTTAGACAATACCCATTGCTGTCGCTCTTCCATCGGGGCTTTATCAAGACCCCAAGTCGTAGCAACCTGAAAGGCTAACCACCATTCCGACACATCAGCTTCCTCATGGAAATAAATCAGACTCTTGTCGAAGTCTGTTCCCTGGGGGCTGAGGCTTGTGGGAATTGGGTAGACCCTTCCACGGAAATCGAATGACCATGGTGTCCAGAAGACTTCACCCTTGTATTTGTTTGCCACATACAGAGCCTCGGTGGTTCTGTAGTTCTTCTGCGCCAGAGCAGAGTTCCTATCCTCAATCTCAGTACGAGCTTTGCGATAAGCAAGCTTGTCCTCATCAGAGGCAGTCTCCCATGGTTCTGGCTTTGGCGGAGGAGGTGTTGGTTCCTCGGCGCGGAACTTACCCACACTGATGCGGTGTTCCTGGCAGAAGTTGGCCAGTTCAAGGATACGGTCGTTGATCCGATAAGGGACCTTCTGGAGTCGGTTCAGCATGGCGAGTGCCGTGCTTCCCCGTAATAATGCGTCCCTTCTCGAAACCCTAGTCCTGACAAGGCGAGTCAGCTTTCGGAGGTCGTTGGTCAAATAGCCACCCGCAAAGTCATCAGACCAGTCGTTTGGCTCACACAACATGGGCCATAGACAGCCAGCAAAGGCCTCTGCCTGGGCCAGCAGGGCCTCTCTCGCCTTGATGAACTCCGGTTGGTACACCAGGTAGGTAATGCGGCTGTTGGAGGACGTTGCAGACAGGCGTGTAGTTACCCATCCTGTGGCCGTAGCCAGCCGATCCAACAACCACCCACCAACCAGGTGCCTGACGCTGGTACCCCAAGACAAGATCTCCACATCGTTGCGCCTCATCACCGCTCGATACCGCTGGACCTTGTACCCATACCCTTTGTGGGCATGGATGTGGGCCTCTGCCTTATCAAACAGCTCCGGTTGTTCAGCAGCAAACCTATCAAGCATGATCTGGTGATACACCAAACCGCCGATGTGTGTTGTTGCCGCAGCGTAGGTCAGGTTCTCGATCCTCCGTACACCAAGAATGTCAAGGACGCCCTTTGCCGTAATGAGGGCAAGTACGCCTGGATCACAGTCCTTGATTGGAGCAACAGCCTGGGCCTTGTCGCTAGCCCACCCCTGAGACACACGATTGATCTTGTCAGCAATCTCCTTGGTAATCTTATTCAGCCCTTGATTAATAAACGCTGAACCATAAACCGTAGCACTTGCATACATCCTATCCTCAGCGGTACGAGTACGTTCCCTGAGACGAGTAATGGCTTCAGTGCGTGCTTCGGTTTCTCGCTGAAACTGACGGGCGAGTTGTTCCGGTGTTGCCATTAAATGTTGGAAAGGTTGTGGTTTACATCAAGCAGCTGGTTACATTTAGCTGGCGTTGCCCGCTCTATTGCTTGCCTCCATAAGGTACGCCCTGCCTCAGTCTCTGGTTGCGGATAAGCAATCTTAGACTCATCAAGGTAACGATAGAAATGGTAAACAGTAGTTGAGACGTTGTAGCCACGTTTGATGAAGCAGATGGGAATGGTGTGAAGCTCAAGCAATAGCCTGGCATCTTCGGCGGTGTTAGAAGTCGGCACCACCGATAAGAGCATTCCCAGTATCAGACTCAATGGAGTTGTGTTCATTGCGGATAGCGTGGCGAGCACGGCGGATAACAATGATGTTGCTAATGATAGAGATTAAACTCTGAGTCATTTCGATCTCATCCTCTGATCCATCCAATCCAAGCTGGGCGTTGAGTAGCTTACTAGCGTCGTCGCCTTCAAGGTCTGGGTCGAGAATGTCGGCATGGGCATTGCATCTGCCAACCAAGTCAGTACACCGATCAACAGCCATGTGCTGAAGCGTGTAAAGGAGATCATCATAGTCATCACTGTTTGGGATTGGGAAGGGCATGACGCTGTGCTTTGTTGAAAGTGTTGATTGCCAAGAGTGTAGCCAGTTGTTTCTTACCGAGATAAGAATACTGAGTGATCTGGTTCTTCTTGGCTAGTCGACGCAGCTGTCTCCAAGTGAGAATGTCCTCAAGGTGAGCAGCCAGTTGATCAATGGTGAAGGTCATCAGTACAAAGCCTCCAGCTCGGCAGCGATGGCGAGAATGTTTTTCTCAGTGATACCAAAATACTTAAGTTCTTGTACAACAGCTCGCAGGGCGGCGGCAATTGCAGGCAGGTAGTGCCAGTCATCCGGCTTACCACTGGCAGCACGATTGAACTCCCAGAACACCTGTCGCGCGGCGGGGGAGAGGTCAGTCATCGAGTTGCTCCAGTGCGCGGCGGATAATCGTCCAGTCGTCTTGTGTTTCTGTTCCGGCCATCATGCGATTGTGTGCGTCTAGCGCCTGCTCCTTCAACCTCGGCGGCTTGGTACGCATCGCCTCTTTTAATGATTCACCTACTGGAGTAATCCTTAGATGTGGCTCATTTAAGGCATTATGATCCAGCCATTTTGCGTCCTCTGCAAGTTGCTGGTCGGCGCCCCATTGGGCGGCGCGGTTGGCGATGTGTAATTCATAAAGCCAATCGCGTTCGTTGTAACATTTTTCTGAAGCCCACTGCTCCACGAGTTCGCGAGGTGGAATAGCGTGGTCAGTCATTCCTTCCATTGTGGTGTAAGTAGAACGTTGATTGAGTGATACTGAAACTCAGGAAACAATTCAAGAGCAGTTAGTATCGCCTCAGCCTTTGTATAGGCGTAAACACATACCTCTTTGCCACAGCAAAATACTGTAAAACATTGAGGTGTGTGTGTTTTAGTCATACTCACCTCCCTTTTTGGTAAGACTCAAGCAGTACTCAAGATGTGCCTGCTGGATGCGATGTTTGATCTCCGCAACCTCAGGCCTGTTGGTAAGGGCTGCTGCTCGAAAGATCTCAACAACAAAGACACGCTCAGCATAGGTAAGACTTTCAGACCCATGCTTGGCAATCTTCATAATAACCTCAATCGGGGTGACCATAATCATACGAGCAAAGCATCGGATCGAAAGGAGTTAATCAACACAGCATCCTGTGAAAACGACTGCTTATAAAGATTAGCAATCGCCCTCACTTCAAGTGCTGCCTCGTAGCTGTCAGCAATGATAGTAAGAATGAACACATCCTCTGGTTCACCCTTCCAGCAACTGGTACCCTCAGTCACCGTCCAACTATCAAAGTACCGATTGACAGTGCTGGTAATGAAGTCAGCAAAGTCATCCCCCGACACAGTAGCCAAAGCTTCGGGACGCTGTGGAATGTTGCGACCCATGAACAGCTGGTAGGTGGTGTGCATCATCGTTTGTAAACAAAGGGCAGGTAGTACGGTTGATCAGCCTTGGTCTTTGGCTTGGGCCTCGAAATACTCTTCGATGAGCTTGAGGACTCCGTAGTAGTAGCCCGCCTTGAAGGCGATGCTGTGGTCTGGGTTGCGCTGGAGGTGGTGGATTTCATCAAACCAAGATCTCAAAGGTGCGGGAATAGCAGACTGCTTGCCAAGAATAGCAGGGTCGATGCGGGCATCATCAACATCACGATACACGGTCATAACGCTTCATGAAATAGGTGCGGTAATCAATGCTCTGTTCAATGATAGCCTGTGTGGCCCATCCACGCAACGGTCTGGTTGATTGAACGGGTCCCACATACTCATCATAAACAATGGGGCGGGGTTTGTGTTTGCTGCGCTGTGAGGTAGCGCGACCCAAGAGAGACACAGAATCAAAAAGGTAAGGTGGACAGTTACATCTATTCAGTTGTGTCCGTAGGTTACTTCAAGCGCCACTCATACGGTTGGCGATCACACTCACTTATCGGTAGAGTGTAGCCCCTTCTATTCAGTTCCCTCCGTCTTCAGATCAGCTCACCACCAGGTTCTTCTGATGGGAGGCCCTGACCCTAGCATCGGGTGTCACTGAGCCTAACCTAGCACCGCTGGGTCTGAGTCACAAGCCGCAAACCCTTAAGAAAGACAAAAAAAGTAGGGGGCCATGGGCAGCCCCCTAAGACGTGTTCAGATCCGGCACAGCTTCTGCGGTTGAAACTCGCCAGTCTCAAGACAGGCAGCAGCCTGGCCCGCAACCTCACTCCAGAGAATCCAGTGGATCTCACGGGGCGCGGTCAATGTGTGGGCCACGGTTACAGCCAGCTCACCCTCCCAGTCAGCTCCTACCCCCTCCTTCCAATGGGTCCAGTCATGGACCGCCCTAAAAGCTAGGTTCTGCTGCGTCGACATCAGGTCAGGGTTCGGATCGTTATTTAAGCGAGACACAGGCAGCCACCTAGTCTCACCAGGCAACACGGGTCGGCTGAGTGCCGCCATAGCCTCCTCGATGGGAACCGCACGGGTCACGAACAGGGGCTCAATGCCTGATGCTCGCATCCGATGAAACTCTCTCATGAGCCACAGGCCGAACGCTTTACGCTCACTGTGGGTAGGTTTGGTGTGGGGCGCTGCCAACCACTGACCAGCCATGTTCGACTGCGTAATCATAGTCAACATCCTCGATGGAAAGAACTTGTTCGCCACGGTCACAGAAACCGTAGGCTAGGTTGAAGGCCTGATCAGACCCTCTGGCGTGGACAATATGTTGGCCATTGATCTGCCAACCGCCACGGCCACGCTTAACGCCGACCGTGACTAGCCATCGCTTCTCAGTCAACATAACCAAGCAGCCTCCGATAAATAACCCACGTTACAGCTTGAACCTCAGCCGCGGTCAGGATGTGGCCGCAGGTTTCAAACGACCGCTCAGCCGCCAACACATAGGATCTGGTGATGGCAGCATAGAGTGCGGGGCTGAGGCTAGGCGTCTTGGTGGTAGGGATGCGCTCACCCATAAAGATAGCGAACGCGTGACCATCAACGCAAACAGTATCCTTAAACCCTGAGATGCAACGATAGAATGCAACAACTTTCTGACCCGATAGAATCTCCTGAATAGCCTCACTGTCTGGTGATTCCAATTCAAGAATACGGGCCGCTTTGTCTTTATTCGGATTAAAGGTGCAAACCTTAGCGATACGCGGGTCATGCCCTTGATGCCAGAGCTTGATCATAGTCTCAGCATCGGCAACATTACGGTGCCATTTGTTGTTCGGGCTAAGGGCCGCAATGACCCCGATTGCCTGGCCCAGTGTGAGCCCATTGTAGGCGTGCATCAGCTGAACCGCTAGATCATAGGCGCGGCGGTACCAATGCTTGCCCTGCTCAATGTCAGCAGATGAAGCTAGCCCGAGCATCCCGATAATGTGACGAGCGTTCGCCCGTGGTTGTACCCGTTTGGTCATGATAGTGTCCCCGTGGTGTGGTGTGGTGTGTGGCT